GATGGCAAGTCTGCCGATGAAGTCAAGGCGGAAATCGCCCAGTACAAGAAGCAGGCCGAAGATGCCGGTAAGAACTTCCAGCTCCAGATGACCCAGCGTGACCAGCGCGATTGGGTCAACGGCCAGCTGGACAAGTACGGCGTTTCCTCTCCCTACGCCCGCCGCCAGCTCGCCGCTGACGTGATGGACGAAAAGGACGGTCTGAAGTGGAAGGATGGCGCATTTCAGGGCTTCGACGACTTCATGAAGAGCGCAAAGGAAAAGGATTCCGGCCTGTATCAGACCGCCGAGGAAAAGGCGGAAGCTGAGAAGCAGGCGCAGCTCGAAAAGAAGGCTCCGAAAATCGTCGGGCCCACCGGCAACACCACCCCGACGGAAACCAAGTACACCCCGCCCAAAATTTTCTAAACCGAAAGGAAGGTAAACCACTATGGCAAGAATCGAATCCCTTAGCATCCTGACCACCGACACTGGCAAGGAGTATCTGGCCGAGCTGTATGGCAAGGTCGTTGAGAACGTGCAGAAAGCGCTGGTTTCTGCTGGCATGAAGAATACCGACCTGTCCGGCGACCCGACCGCTGGCACTGTGGAGGCAAAGCGCTTTGCAAACGCCACCTCTGCAAACTATGGCACTGCCCGCAAGGCTGGCAAAGGCAGCCAGATCAAGGCAAAGTCCGTGACCGTTGCTATCGACACCGACAAGGAAATCGTCGAAGAGATGGAAGAGAAGGATGTCAAGCTGTATGGCGTTAACGGCGTTCTTGACCGCCGCGCTGCAAACCATGTTCTGCGCATGGCCGCAGAGCTGGACAAAGACTTCTTCAAAGCCGCAGACGGTGAAGCCGTCAAGGTGACTGTCGCCGCCGGCACAAGCATCGAAGATGAGCTGGAGCAGGTCATTCAGGAAGCCGAAAACACTGCCAACGATTTTGTGGATGGTGTGCCCCGCGAGATGATGTGTCTGGTGACGTCCACCGCCTACTATGGCAAAATCCGCAACAACCTCGACAAGATGTCTCGCGCCAATGTGGACACTGCTGCTGAGGAGTTCTACGCATGGCACGGTGTCGAGGTCAAGAGCTGCACCCACCTGCCCGCTGGCTGTGACTATATCCTGATGGTTGACGGCTCTGTGGCCCAGCCTGTCATGGCCAACCCCTATACCGCTGAAAAGATTCCGCTGTCCGAGGCGACCGCCGTCAGCCTGTTCTATCACTACGGCACCAAGGTCGTCACCCCTGACCTGATTTTCAAGAAGAAGGGCGCAGAGTAAGAGAAAGGAGCTATCATAATGGCAAAGTTTAAGAACCTCGTTACCGGCAATGTGCTGGAGACTGACAACCCGCTGACCATCAAGCTGATGGAGAACAGCGACCGCTATGAAGCTATGGATGCGCCGTTGAGGCCGCAGCACCCACCAAGAAGTCCGGCAAGGCAAAGGCCGCAGCGGCAGCCGAAGAGGACGCCTGAGCGGAGGTGTAAACCATGGCGTATGCGGATTATGAGTTCTACACCACCCGGTATTTCGGCGATGAGCTGACCGAGGCGACCGCGCCGAAATGGCTGGAACGTGCGAGCGATGCTGTTGATACCATCACCTTCTACCGGCTGGAAAAAGGGCTTCCCGGGGAAGAAGTCCATATTACCCGGGTAAAGAAAGCTGTGTGCGCTCTGGCAGATGTCCTCTATCGCGTTGACCAGCAGCGTGTAGCCACGGCGGCCAGCAAGGACGCGCAGGGCAATCTCCGTGCCGCTGTGTCCTCCATGACCTCCGGCAAGGAATCCGTGTCCTATGTGCAGTCCGTGGAAGCGTCCGTGTATGCAAAAGCAGCATCGGACAGTTCCGCGCTGAATGCGCTGCTGCAACATGAGGCTGAACGGTATCTCGCCAATGTCCCGGACGCGGACGGCATAAATCTGCTCTATGCGGGGGTGAGATGATGCACGACCAGACCGTTACCCTGTACAACTACCATGAGCCGACCGGCTGCTGGTACACCACCGTTCTGGACAATGTGACGCTGACGGCTGCGAGGTCGAGCAGCGCCACGCAGCACGGCGCGGCAAACGGTGACACGTTGTCCATCTCCATCCCGGCAACAGCAGACAAGACGGCAGGCTCCCGCCGGTACATCGGCCCGAAAGCCTACTCTGCTCGGGACGCACCCGGCGAGTTCTTCACGTTCTGGCCGGAGCATGATTTTGTCGTTGTGGGCAGATGCCCACTTGAGCAGCCGGTGTCCGAGGATGACTACGACAACGGCCTATACCACGAAATGAACCGTGAACAGGATGAAGTCTATATGATTACGTCCGCAGCGTTCTACGGCCTCATTCCGCACTTTGAAGTGGAGGGACGGTAAATGGCTGATACCGAGCATTTCCAGAACTTCTCTTGCGTTCACGGCCATTTCACCGCTGAAGTTCACTTTGACCGGTTCTCCCGGCAGTTCGCAGCCGCGCAGCAGTGGCTCGCAGAACAGGTTCTTGCAGACTGCAAGCCTTTCATGCCGATGGAGACCGGCAGCCTGATTCAGCGGTCGTATGTGGACGATGGAGGCCGAAAGGTCGTATTCCCCGGCCCCTATGCACGGTATCTGTACGGCGGCGTGGTCATGGTCGATGCCGAGACTGGCAAGGGACCTATGAAAATCCCGGATGGGTCTGGCGGCTATCTTCTGCGCTTCCGCAAGGGTGCAACGCTGAAGCCGACCAGCAGGCCCCTGACCTACTCGACCACGGCAAACCCGCAGGCTACGGACCACTGGTTCGATGCTGCAAAGGCAGCCAATCAGGATTACTGGCTGGAACAGGTAAAACGCATAGGAGGTGGAGGCGAAGATGCCTAAAGAAAAACAGGTGCGATTTGACGTTGACGGTTCCGAGATCGTGAGCAAGGTGCTGCTGGAGCTGCTCAATAAATGCCCGGCACTGTGCGGCAAGAAGGTTGCATTCTCTACGCTGGGAGAGGACGAGGGCCTCGGCTTCTTTCCGTCCGTTGGTGCAGCCATCACGAGCGAAACGGAAACCATCACCGGCGATGTGCATCAGGTGTGTGCATATCCGTTTGATGTCGTGCTGCGCTGCGCTCCCAAAACCGAAGCAGCGAGAATCCGCTGCAAGGAACTGCTGGATGCCATCGGGCGCTGGCTGGAACGGCAGCCCATCACGGTGAACGGTGAGATGCACACTATGGACGCATACCCGGCTCTGACGGAGGGAAACCGCAAAATCAGGGCCATTTCCCGCACAAGCCCCTCGCACCTGAATGCTGTGTACCAGAACGGCGTTGAGGACTGGCTGTTCTCCGGCAGCCTGAGATACGAAAACAATTTTTGCAGATAAGGAGAGAACAACATGGCAGAGAAAATCGAACGTAAGCTGCTGGCTCACTATATCGATGCCAGCTTTGACACCACCGGGAACACCCCGAAGTATGTCCGTCTGGGTAAGGACCTCGAGGAGTACAACCTCGAACTGAACCCGGACGTTGAGGTGTCGAAAAACATTTGGGGTGAAAGCACCATCAATCACAACGGCTACGAGCCGCAGAGCGAGGTGGACCCCTACTATGCAGTGGAGGGCGACCCGCTGTATGAGAAGCTGGAAGCCATCGCAAATGGTCGTCTGACCGGCAAGGACTGCATGACCACCACCGTTGATGTGCTGGTTGACAGCAAGGGCAAGGTGGCATGGGCATACCGCGAGAAGGTCATGGTCGTTCCTACCTCCGTAGGCGGCGACACCAGCGGTGTGCAGATTCCGTTCACCATTTACAACGCAGGCGAGCGCGTCAAGGGCAACTGGGACACCACGACCAAGGCGTTCACCGAGCTGCCCGGCAGCGATAGCGAATAATCGACAATAAAGCATGAGAACAGGGCGGTCAGCGTGGGGTTGGCCGCCCTATGTTTTTAGGAGGCAATAATGGATATTCAGAAGAACGTGAACTTCCCGCAGCCTGTTGAAAAGCCGGTTGAGAACGTTGGCATCGTTATTGATGATGGCACCGAGGAGGTTCCTATCACGAACCTGCGCGGCCAGCGTGTCGGCGTTTTCTATGTGCGCCCGACCGACCTCGGCATCGTGCACCGCTATGACGAGTTTGTGAAGGGCTTCGACAGCATTTTGGAGCCTATCCAGCGCGTGAACCTCAACAGTGACGGCTCTGCAAAGGACAACGACACCACGACCATGGACGCGCTGAAGGAGGCCGAGAAGCGGCTGTCCGATAAGCTGAACGCCCTGTTCGATGGCAACTTTGCAGAGGCGTTTTTCGGAAAAATGAACCCCTTCTCCATCGTGGGCGGTCGCTTCTATTGCGAGGTGGCGATCGAGGCCGTGGGCGCGTATATCGAAAGACGCTTTGACCACGAGATGAACCTCGCACAGAACCGTGTGGAGAAATACACTCACGGCTACCGCACCGGCAAGCATCGGAACGGCGGTAATAAGCGGCGCAGAGGTCCGCAGCAGTGATTGGCGAACTCCCCACCCGGCTTCAGGTCAATGGCACAAGCTATGCTATCCGAACGGATATGCAGGACATCTTGAAGGTCTTGCAAGCGTTCAACGACCCGGAGTTGGAAAATGAGGAAAAGGTCTACATCTGCCTGTTCATCATCTACCGGGATTTCGACAAGATGCCGCAGTCGGATTACAGCGCAGCCTATCAGGCGGCAGCCGACTTCATGGACTGCGGCGTTCACACCGGCAGCTCTAAGGGCCGCCCATCGGTGCGGACTATGGATTGGGAGCAGGACGCGCCTCTTATCTTCCCTGCTATCAACAAGGTGGCCGGGTGCGAGGTGCGCAGCATCCCGCATCTGCATTGGTGGACGTTCATGGGCTACTTCATGGAGATCCATGACGGCGTATTCGCTCAGGTCATGTCCCTGCGGGCAAAAAAGGCCAAGGGCAAGAAGCTGGAAAAATGGGAGCGCGAGTTCTGGGCTGCAAACAAAGACCTGTGCGTCCTGAAGGTCAAACGCTCCAAAGAGGAACAGGAAGAAATCGACCGGCTGAACAAACTGCTGGATTAAGGAGGTGGCAAAATGGCAGGACAGGCAGACGGCTCTATTGTCGTTGATACCGAACTGCAAACCGAAGGTTTTGACAAGGGCAGCCGAGAGATGCAGCGAGCAATCGGTTCCCTGCAAACCAAGGTAAACAACCTCGCACCGACCATGAAAAAGGCCATGCGGGGAAGCGCCAGCGCCTTAGAATCCTTTGATGGCAAGGTCGGGCCAATGCGTGAAACGATTTCCGCACTGGAAGAAAAGCTGGAACAGCTGGGCAAGGCTCGGCTCCCGACTGAGGATTATCAGTGGCTCCAGACGGAGATTGCAAAGGCCGAGAAAGAGCTTGACAAACTGCTCAACAAAGAGGCCGCATACGAGGATTTGGACGTGAGCAAATCTTCGCAGAAGTGGAAAACACTGCAATACAGCATCGAGCAGACCGAACGAAAGCTGGAAGAATACCGGGCCGAGGCGGCGCAGATGGAGGAGAATGGAACCTCTCACACGTCTGGCGCAGATTCTGCGGAGTATGACCAGCTGAGTACGGCTCTCGACGCCGTGAAAGAAAAGCTCGACGGTATGGTGCAGAAAGTGGAGCGCGGCACATCTGCTTTTGCAAAGTTCGGCAGCATTATCGGCAAGGGCGTTGTCGGCGGCCTGAAGGGCATGGTTTCCATGCTGGGTAAGGGCGCGGCAGCCATGCTGAAATTGTCCCTGCGGGCAAAGAAAACGCATTCCAGCTTCAACAATGGAATCGGAACGCTGCTGCGGTATGGTCTGGGCGTTCGCTCTCTGTTCGCCCTCATGAACAAGCTGCGCAGCGCTCTGGTGGACGGCTACAAGAACCTTGCCCGGTATTCCAGCCGGACAAACGCCGCCATATCGTCCCTCATGTCTGCACTGACGAGGCTGAAGAACAGCTTTGCAGCAGCATTCGACCCCATTCTTAGGGCGGCGGCTCCGGCGCTGGTTACGCTTATCAACCTGATTTCTAATGCGGTCTCCAAGATTGGTATGCTGACGGCTGCGCTGACCGGCGCAAAGACGTACACCAAGGCGACCACGATTCAGGAAGATTATGCAAAGTCGCTGGATAAAACATCGCAGTCGGCCAAAAAGGCAAAGGCCGCGCTGGCCAGCTTTGACGAGCTGAACATTCTGGACGACAACAGCAGTGACAGCACGAAGGATGACGGCTCCGTTGACCCATCCAAGATGTTTGAGCAGGTTCCCATCGACAGCGCGGTGCTGGACTTTGCGGACAAGCTGAAAAAGGCATTCGAGGAAGCAGACTGGAAAGGCCTCGGCACTTTACTGGGAGACAAAATCAACGAGCTGGTGGACAGCGTTGATTGGTCTGGCTGGGGAACGAAAATCGGCAAGGGCATGAATGCCGCCATCCAAACACTGTACTACACCGTGGATACGGTGAACTGGGTGAACATCGGCAAGCATCTGGCCGAGGCGGTCAACGGCATCATCAATGAGGTTGACTGGGACATCTTCGGGCGGCTGCTGGCAAAGAAGTTCACTGTGGCGCTGGACGTGGCCGGTGGTTTCCTGAAAGAGCTGGACTGGACAGCTGTGCTTCAGGCGTTCACCAGCGGCTTTTCCGGCTTCTACAGCGAGCTGCAAGAGTGGCTGGAAAGCAAAGACTGGCATCGGATTGGCGAGATCATCACCGCCAAGCTGTCCGACGCGCTGCGCAACGGCAATGTGGAGGGCGCAGTCAAGAGCTTTTTCGACGCTTTCACGGAGGCCATCAACTCGCTGGCCGACCTGATGGATGGCATCGACTTCTATCAGGTGGCAAAAGACCTCGTTGAAATGCTTATCCGGGCCGTGTCCGGCGTGAGCTGGGACGAGCTGACGGAGGCGCTGGGCCGCCTTATCGGCGAATCCGTTGACGCGGTCATTCAGATTTTGGCTGGATCTCTGGCTGATGTGGGCAACTACTTCAAAGAGAAAACGCAGGAGGTCGGAGGCGACGCTGTTGCAGGCTTCTTCTTAGGCATCAAGGACGCTATCTTCGGCGTTGGTGCATGGATTGTAGATAACATTTTCAAGCCGTTCTGGGACGGCATCTGCGCCGCATTTGAGATTCACTCGCCATCCAAGAAGATGGCCGAGATTGGCGGCTACATTATCGCAGGCCTGTTGGACGGCATCAAAGACCTGCCGTCTAAGCTGAAAGCCAAGCTTGACGATGCGCTGGATAAGGTGGTCAGTTGGGGCAGCGACCTGAAGTCCAAAGTCAAGGATGCTGCTGCGGATGCAGTGTCCAAGGCGGTAGACGAGTTCAAGGATTTGGCCTCTAAGCTGAAACTGAAACTGGACGCGGCCATCGACAAGGTGAAGGGCTTTGCAAAGGACATCGCCTCCCGGATGAAGTCCGGCACTGCTGACGCTGTGGCGGATGCAGCCTCCCAGCTGGGCAATCTGGCAGGCAAGGCAAAAGAAAAATTCGACAACACCATCGCCAGAGCAAAGTCCTTCGCGACCGGCCTTATTTCCAAGTTGAAAGGCGGTGCTGCTGACGCTGTGTCTAGCGCGGCCTCGCAGCTTGCAACCATGCCGCAGAAGGTCAAGGAAAAGCTCGACCTCGTGATTCAGAAAGCTGTGTCGTTTGCCGCTGACCTGAAGGAAAAGTTCACGAGCGCTGGCAAAAACGCGCTGGCGGGCATCATCAACGGTATTTCCTCCAAAATCGAGGAAGTCAAGACCTCCATCAGCAACGTGGGTCTCGCCCTCATCAATACCTTCAAAACGCTGCTGGGCATCCACTCGCCCTCGCGTGTCTTTGCCGAACAGGGCGGCTTTATCGCTGCCGGTCTTATTATCGGCATGGAGGGTGCAACGGACGATGTCAAGAAAGCTGCTGCACAGCTGGCGGGCGCTGCCGTTGACGCTGCAACGGACGCTGTTGCAGAGGTCGCCCCGACCACGCTGGAAAAAATCAAGGAAAATCTCGAAAAGATAGAAGATGCCTTTGACGATGACACCGGTCTGGGCAAAATCTACAACACCATCAAGAACCTGTTCAGTATCGACTGGTCGGACATCGACACGTCCGATATTTTGGAGCTGGCCAAGAACATCACGACCCTGTTCTTCGACAGTCTGGACAAGAATGTGCGGCTGTCCATTTCCGACTTCATCAACACCTCTCTGGACTACCTGAACAAAGCCTACGAGCAGGAAGGTCTGCCCGGCCTTATCAAAGCGGGCAAGACCATTATCTCCGGTCTGGCCTCTGGTATGGCTGAGGGCATAAAATACATCGTGGCGAACAGCGGCCAGATTTTCAGTGCCCTGAAAGATGGGATTCTGGTGGCTCTGCAAGGTGTCAACGCGGAGCTGCTCATTGCCGTGGGCGTTATCGCCCTCATTGCTGTGGCTATCGCGGGTGCGTGGAAGTATAGCGAGCAGTTCCGGGATTCCGTTCTGAACGCTGTAAACCGCATCAAGAAAGCGGTCGAAAAGGTCATGGCGGCCATTAAGAAAGCTCTGACACCCATCGTGGAACTGGTGAAGAATGTGTTCACCATGTTGCAAGGTCTGATTGCGCAGCTGTTTGAGCTTGTGGGCAGCATCCTTGCAAAAATCATCGACTGGATTGCGCCGGTCATTACGATCATCGGCAATTTCCTGAGCGATGTTATCACGGTGCTGGGAACCATCATCGGCTATATCGCAAAGCTGCTGACCCCGCTTATCAACGGCATTGGCAAGATTATCTCCACGATTCTGGAATGCCTGCAAAAAATCTGGAACACCCTCAGCGATGCACTGTCCCCGGCATTTGAGGCAATCTGGAAAGTCGTATCGAAAATCTTTGAAACCATCGGGAATCTGCTGCAAACCATTGTGGATGCACTGTCCCCGGCAATTGACGCACTGGCTGAAGCATTCGGCATTATCCTTGACGCGGTGGCCAGTATCGTTTCTGCGGTCGTAGATGCACTAGCTCCGGTCATTCAGGTCATAGCGGAAGCGCTGGGCGGCATCATCACGGTACTGGCAGAGATTGTCGGCGCGGTCGTGGACGCTCTGGCACCGGCCATCAAGCT